GCCTTGCCAGTTGCCCTGCGTCAACGTGGCTCCACTGACAAGATCCGGCTCTCCCCATGGATCACTGATCCATGCCTGGCCTTTGGTTGCTCCGTAACACAAGCACCAATGACCACCCCCTCTCGGTCCCCAAATAGGTCCGCGATGCAGGTAGCCGACAGGAACAGGTCTACCAGCGTTGATCTGTTCTTCAATCAGATTCCAATCGGCATTTTGAACAAGTCGCGCTTTGATGCCAAAACTGGCCAGGGTGCGCTGCTGTGATGCCCAGTCCGTCGTCTCACCACCCAAGCTGTTTAATTTTGCAAGATATGCATCATCCCCATTGGGGCCTTTGAGCGTCCCTGGCTTGAGGTATTCCACCAGCATGGCATTGGTGGAGCTGTAACAGGTCCGGTCCCGTTGGGCAATCCACTGGCTGTCCCGTTGGGTGAAACGCGGGATCCCGGTCAGTGGATTCGGCCCTGCTGGCTTGCTTGGCGTCGGTGGAGGGACAGCAGAAGGCTTGTTCAGGCCATTGCGAAAGCGGACAGCAAAGCCCTCCACCACCGATGGGGGCAAGGCTGCCTGCATCTGATCCCAGCTCTTTTCAGGGGCATTTTCCAGCAGCCACTCCCAGGCGTCTTTCTGCCAGGGAAGGCCACGGTCATACCTGGCTGCATCGGCAACGCGAAAGTCCATTGATGTGGCAGGGCCTGCACTGCCCTTGGTGATCAACGCAATTTCAGCTTGCCGTCGCCTTTCCAGGCCAGGTACGACATTGCGCTCATCATCGTGAACCCATCGCGGCAGCTCAATTCTTGCTGCAGCCAGGATGTTTTCACCTGCATTGATGCGGCGTCTCAGCGTGCTGTCGGCAAAGGCTGTTGGGCCGATGTTCTGAACAAAAGAGACAAGGCCGGAGAATTCCCAGTCATTCAGAGGAACGTTGATAAGTCTGCTGACATGCTTTGCCGCAGCATCAAGATCCATTTGGAACTGGATTTCAGCGTCGGCCTGCGTGCAAGTCGTGGTTGCGGTGACTGGCTTGCCCTTGAGAAAAGTGCTTCCATAGCCAATTGTCCATACGTTGCTTGTGCATAAATAACTTCGCAGCAGACCATCTGGCATCTTTTTGTGCAGACCTTCGTATTCTTTGACTAAATCAATTACCTGATGCAGCACTGTGTTTTTCATCGAAAGCATTTTTGATGTAATGAAAGCCATCTCTTCTTCGCTTCTGCTGCGATAAATGGCTCGCTGGCTATCTATGGATCGAGAAAGAGTGATCCAGCTAGATTCTCTCTAGATAGCTCACTTTAGCTGCCACGATTATGTCTACTACTGTTTTCGCGAAAATGCAGCAGCGGTATGACACCGCAGCGAATTGGACCGCAGAAAATCCAATCCTTCTTGAGGGGGAAATCGGGATTGAGAGTGACACTGAGAAGTTTAAGTTTGGTGATGGAGTAACTGCTTGGAACTCTCTCGATTATGCAAGCGCAGAGTCTATTCAGGAATTAGAGGATATTGGCAATATCGACACGCTAGAAAATCCTATTCAACCTGGCAATCCTCTGGTCTGGACTGGTAACAAGTGGGTGGCAAGTCCAACAAAACTTGCATACACTAACTCAGTAGGAGTTGATATTCACTACAATGATGTTCGGCTTGCGCTGAACTTTGAAGAACCGGCTGGTACAGGAGCAGCAGGACTTGTTAGCCAGTCAAGTAATAATCCAACACTTTTTGTTGGTAGCACTCCTGACGGACTTGTACTTGCCAATCAAGGTATCTCCGGTACTAATGGATGGCGCACTGGGACAAACACAAGAGTTAATAACCCCTCAAGCTTTTCGACGGGTCATACAACTGCACGCACTATTGAATGTTGGATGTATGCCACATTCGATAGTCAGTTCACTATATTCCGAATGCAAGAAACGAGCACATGGTATAGCTGGCTTTATGTTACCAGTGCTGGCCAGTTAGTTGTAACTGTCAGAAATAATGCCACTCTTAGTTATACGCACCCTACTGCGCTTACGCAAAATGCTTGGAACCATATCGCTGTAACTCAACAACCTGGAGGTGCTGGCCTAAATCTTTACGTTAATGGCGTTCCTGGTACGACCCAGACATGGGCCTATGGATGGTTTCTTTCCACAACGTATTATCAGATACTATCAGGATCTGGTACTACTACAAAGTTTGACTTGTATAGAGATACTCGCAATGTAGATCGCTACGGTGGCCAAGCCTTTACTCCTCAAGACACTTTATTTGTAAAAGGCAGTGGTTACAGCCCTTCAACTATCACTACTTTTGATGATGTTGATACCACAGATCCTGCACCAACATCAGGCCAGGTTTTACTGTGGGATGTTGGATCTTCTAAATGGAAGCCTGGAACGGTAGCAACCTCTGCACAGGGAGCGCTTGCGGATTCCGCCATTCAGCCTACAGACTCAATTGGAGATCTTGCGGACGTTGATACCACTACTGCAGCCCCTGCCGATGGTCAGGTGCTGGCATGGGATGGAACGGCAGGGAAATGGGAGCCCGCCACTGTTTCTGCTGGTGGGGCCTCCACGATCAATGACTTAACAGATGTAGATACTGCCACTACGGCGCCCGGTGATGGCAGAGCCCTGATTTATCAAGATGGTAAATGGGTGCCAGGGCCTGTTATTGGAGGTGTTGACTATATTCCTGCGGGCGGAGAGCCAAACTATAACGACGTAGTTGCCTTGTTTGGCTTTAATGGTGCTGACGGATCCACTGCTGCTGCAGATGAAAGCCCTGTTGCCGCAAACATTACCCTTGGAAGCGGTGGGACAATTAGCTCTACAGATCCAAAATATGGCACTGGATCTCTTAGGATTGTTAATGCAGGAAACAACACATATCCCTTGACTACTGTTGCCAATTCTAGCCATGCTTTGGGTACACGGAATTGGACTATGGAGGGTTGGTTTAGGTTTGATAATCTAACTACGGGTTTTCAGGTGCTCTTTATCCATGGAGCGCTATCTGGCTCTGCGGCCATAAGTGCCTCCGGTAACACTATGCTAATTCGTTGGGATTATAGCAACGGAGGTACTGGTTTTGCTTTTCAGTTTCACAATGGAACCACTAGCGTAAGTCAGAACGCTTCTACTTTTCCCTATCAGGTAACTAATTCCTGGCAGCATATTGCCTTTGTACGTGATGGTGGAACTATTCGTGGATTCGCTAATGGCGTTCAGGTAGGCACTTATTCTATCGGCTCCGCTTCTATTGCGACTCCCTCCAACATAAGGTTTGGTAGTGGAGGTCAGTTTACCGGAAACATTGATGAGTGGCGCATTACTTTAGATGTAGCACGTTATACCTCCAACTTTACTCCTCCAGATGCAGCTTTTCTTCGCGCATCATCCCTGCCTGTTGAGATCCCCTACTCAATCAACCTTTTGTCTGATGTTGACACGTCCAGTGTTGCTCCGACGAATGGCCAGGTTCTTACTTGGGATCAGGCTGCAGGGCAGTGGGAGCCTGCCACGCCCGCCTCTGGACCGTCCAATTTAAGTGATCTTGACGACTACAACCTGAGGCTTGCTCCTGGGTTTACTGGGGCACGGTGGAACACAAAGGTTTCAAGCGATCCTGCACCTGGACAGTTTTGGCAGATAAGCACTACCAATTTTATGGTAGATCAGTTTGATTCTCTGGGAAATAATATTTCCACCCTATTCCCTTCTGCTGTCCCCTCAAAAACTATATGGCTCAGCAGCGATGGGATTACGTGGACCCAAAGGACCGCCGAAATCAACCCGGATACTAACTTTACTCGTATCAACATCTTCCCCTCGGTTGCCTATAGCTCTGGAAGCCAGCTATTCCTTGAAACTGTTGATCCCGCAAATGGGCCTGCGACTCTACCTCTTGCTGATAAGAACCTACTAGCCTATAACTCTGGCACGCAAAAATGGGAGCCAACTTCTGTTAATCTTGATTTCCTTTCAGACGTAGACACCTCTTCTGCAGCTCCTACGGATGGTCAGGTTCTCACCTGGGATCAAACAGCAGGTAAGTGGGAGCCTGCCACCCCAAGCGCTGGTGGTGGCGGCTCTTCCACTCTTGATGGTCTGACTGATGTAGACACATCAACGCCAGCTCCAGTCAACGGCCAGGTACTCACATGGAATGAGGCCGGTAGCGTCTGGAAGCCAGGGGATGTGATGAAGAGCGAGGCAATTGAGGCCTATCCCGGTAGCAGGCGTATTCAGAACTGTATTTACGTTCCCCAGCCAACATGGAGTGGGATTACCACCCCGATTGAAGATGTGCTTTACGTTGTTACGCCACTTGGACAAGGGGGCACGCCAAGCTTCTACTACTACCCTTCAGTTGACCCTAATTTTGTGGGTGACGCCGATGCCCTTGCCTACCTCTCTGCGGTAGAGATGGCAGACGGTCAAGCGCTTGAGCCCATAGTGAGAGGATATATTCAGCAGTTTATTCTTGACTGCAAGGCCGATAGTATCTGGGACGCTATTAAGTCATCCTGCATCTATGCAGGCGCCAGGACCGTTGCTGGTGCCCTTGTCTCGCTTAAGGGTGCAAATGTGACCAATAACGGATTCGTTGCAGGGGATTACAATAGAGTGACCGGTCTAAAAGGAAACGGGTCATCTAAATGGGTTAACACTAATCGCCTAAGCGGCGCTGACCCTCAAGATGATCAACATCTATCGGCATACGTTTCTGAGCTGTCCACTATCAATGACACAAGAACAATCATAGGAACCGGCCAGTTTACGGTTGATGGCTCTAGTCTGATTTATCAAACCAGTACCACCTATGAGTTCAATAGCAGAAACAATGTAGCTAACGGCAGCTTTGTACAGGATAACTCTAGAAGTGCTGGCTTTGTGGGAATGTCAAGAAATAATGGATCTAATTTTAACTTCTTGATTGCAAACCGCAGCCCTCTTACTTATACAAGACCAAGCGAAGCTCCTTACAATGACAATATCTACACACATGCTTCTGGCCTTTCCTGGGATCGGCGCCCATCAGACGCTCGTATATCCTTCTTTAGTATTGGAACGAGTATTGATCTTGCCAAGCTAAGAAACCGGGTAAATGAGCTAATGGCCAACCTTGCAAGCGCTCTTGCGTAACAAGGCCCCGTCGATTAGTTATCAATAATAATAGGACTTGCAATTCCGGGTGCTGACTGATTAAACGCAGTCAGCACTTCGCTTGACAGCTCAAAAGTTGTCTCATAGTCAATCAAAGAAGCCTCGGCGGCTGATTTGTCAATTGACTGAAACGGCATCGGTCCTGAGCGTGTTGGCACGGCACTAACAACGCTCAAGGTGGCCTTACCATTGCCGCCTGCTACATTGTTCTGAGATATGTAATTACCAATCTGACCATCTTTTGTGGCCATAATTACTCCTCGATCTGAGGCAATTAAGGGCAAACGATCCTGATTCTTGCTTCTCGTCTTTGCCAAAGCGCTTGAATTCCATCTAAATTGGTAGAGATTTGCAAATCCAGATCTGCCGCCTATTCCACTGTATTGACGGGTGAGTAAGCCATCTCCATTTGTATTAAACTCTACAATATAGCCAGGGCCAACATCTAGTTCCGTTGCAGAACCAACTACTGTAAAAACTCTGTCTTGAGAGTCGAGCATGGTTCCGCCCCGCCCATTTCGGTATAGATAGCCCGCATAGCCACCCTCAAGAGATCCACCCAGCAGGGAGTAGTGATAGTTCCACACTGGATTCAAATTGGTATCTAGCTTTGTGAATACAAGGAGGCCATAAAAGTCATGATTAAAAACAGTGGATGCAAAATATAAATTCCCAGCATTGTCAAATGCAATATCTCTAACACCGACTACTCCGTTAACGGCAGCATCAGTGTATTTCTGAACTGCGCGGAAGCTCTTTGCGAGATTTATGCTCTCTCCGTCCAGGTTGACAACAAGCATTGAGGGCCTAGTGCTGCTACCTGATGTATAAAAAGTATCATAAATATAAAGTCTATTATTGTAAATCCTGAAATCATAGTTGGTGGGGGTGTGTCCATAGTTTGGACACTTAAACCAAACAAGGTCGCCACTTGGACTCATCTTTATGATCCCAAGCCTAGGCGAGGTGCCGATATTGACTTGACTGACGCCAAAATAGTGATTACCGAAATCGTCTATCGCATAGCTCATCAGTCGATTGTCAAAAGTATTGGCGGTTCCAAAAGCAAACGAAAACGCAAACTCTATCTCTCCAGTATTCTTGTTTAACTTGGCGACCTGGATCTTGCAATTTGCCGTAAGCTGATGGTTATTTGTGGGAGCTGCTATCCATGGATTCCGGTCGTTATCAAGAGCAACCAGTGAATGTCCAGGCGTTGATGGATAGAGTACAAAATAATGGTTGTCGTCGTTGCACGTAAATTGCTTACACCAAGCAGGGTAGAGAGCATCAGTATACTTTGCTACGATTGGCTCCCTGTTATTTGTATTGCCAAGCGCTATATAGAGAGAGTTGTCTTCGTTCATTGTCATTGCAAGGGGAGAAGCGCCTATCACCGCTGCGCCGACCGGATTTGGATACATCCAGGCGTCATAAAGTGGCCTGTCTCCGGCTACACAGGTATAGGTCTTGTCGCGCTCAAGATCAGAGCCTAGATTGACTTGACCTGTGGTTACAAAATCTGCGGACCCAACAACAAGACCATCAGCAGCGGTATCAATGCTGCTCTGTGTGATCAGAATCTTTGCATTGTAGTAAAGTGCATCGGACAGATAGGTCATATCCCTATCAATCCGATAAGGTAAAACCTCGTCGTCTTTCTTCTTCAGGTAGAACTTTGCATTGAGCGTCGATGTGTTATCAATGATGCTGACAAGGCGTAGCATCGTCAGCGAGTCTTGAGACTGTCCCGAGCCGTACAAGTCGATCAGGAAGTCCATGGTGCCACTTCCACTGATCGCGGCCTTGACGCTTTCGGAAAAAACCGATCCCAATCCGCTTACATCAACTGCGGCTCCGCTGAGTGAGAGCTGCCATGACCTGATCTCGCCTTGCACCTTCCAAGGCATGAACTCGGGACCATTGGCTACAAACTGCTCAAGTCTCTCCGGCCAAGTCTCCAGCGATGTCTCTTTGGTTAGATTCACTGTTAGATCATTTGCCAATGTCCGATACTGACTCGTCAGTGCCTGTAGCTGGCAAGGATGGGGGTCGATACTAATCAGCAAAAATGCTTGATCCCAAGTCGAGAAGCTAATTCGCGTAGACGAAAGATTGTTGACTGCTCCAGATAGGTTTGAGTGAAGACTGATTCTATTCAGTGCATCTCTGTAGATAAAGCCGCTTTTCGTTTCAGTGGATGTTCCTACTTTGCCAATGACGCGAGCAAAGTCACCCGTCCAAAACTCAACGCTGTCAAGCGTAAACCGATTCTGCGTTTTCTCCAGTGCCGATGCAGGAACGATTCTTGGATACGGAAACCTACGCTGGAATTCAATGATTCCTTCGCGACCGAGAAGTGGCATCACAAACCTCCGTCGATGTATTTGCCGGTGACATTGAAAGCAATAGAGCAGGTCATCGCATCCCCGTAGGCAAGCGACATCGAAACACTCGTAATAACTGCGTTCAGTTCAATATACTCACTGCTTCCCGCGCCAAGTATCATCTTCAGCCTGGTTACATTGGCGATATTTTCGTTGAAGATATTGTTGATCAGGTTTGAAGCTTTTTCATCGGAGGGGTCGTAGATCAGCACCGCCTGGCCACTGCCCCTTCTGAGTCCTCCAATGAATGTGGCGTCAAGATCCCCTTGTTTGGTGGTTTCAAGAGGCTGCCTCTCAAAAGACAGCTCAACGTTTCGGCACCGTCCAACCCTGGTACCTCCATGCATTAAGACTGCGGTTGAGCTTGTAGTTATCACAAAAGTAGCTCCTGCTGATTAAGGCTACCAACAGGGAAAAACGAAAAAATGACTCGCAGTTTATTGCCCAACCAGAATCCCCTTTAATCGAACACGAACTGTGCTGATACCCGAGAAAACAGATTCCTGCGTGGGGGCTTCTTCAAAATGCCACTTCAATCCAGTATTCCCTTGGATCCTGTCAATCAAGATCTTGGACTTGGTTCCACTAAACACTTCACTTGGCAGGGTTACTGGAAGATAGCCGCCTAGCGTTTGCGCATAGCAGGTCATTATTTGCGCGGCTTCCTCATCAAGGATGTTTGTGAAGTCAAGCAGTAGCTTTGCGTCTATTGGCTGTGTCCCCGTTAGTCTCGCATAGCGAATTGTCGATTGGAACTCAGGCTTGGCAATTGGATACCTGCCCGCAATAAACTCTCTATTAGTTGGGCGTAGCGATGGGAATGTGGTCATGCTTACCTCTGGACTGAGTTCTTACCAACAAACTTGACCGACACATTGCAGACCCCTGGAAATACTGCTGTTATCCTTGGAGGTTCTGCGAAATACCAACGCATCTTGGTCCCCGACAGACGGATCTCGCCCTTCAGCGTTTCTCCTGCACCGGCAAGCATGTCTGCTGGTAAGGCCACACTGGCATAGCCTCCGTAAACCTTCTCGTATAGCTGCAGAATCTGCAGAGCGGTGGACTCAAATATATTGCTGTAATCAACCTCAAGAGTTGCATCCTGAGAGGTCGTGCCCCATATCCTCAGGCATTCAGACCCCGAGAATGTTTCAGTACGAGTAAGATAATGAGAACCTGGTTTGAATCTACGACTTGCTGGACGCTGGACTCCAAACACTTCCTGTCTGCTAATGCTGAAGTTCAGCACCCCACCCGTTAGCGCAAAAAATCCAGTAGTCGGCTCGGTGAATCTGTTTTGAGGATTCAGCTCTACATCATGCCCGGTTGATACAAATGCAAATGTGTCCAGCGCAACCCCGGCAAGCCTGCCAAGTCCAACCACGTTGCCTGAGAGCTGGAATTGACCAGCGACAGGTTTTAGGCTCTTGTCGGAAGGCGTCAGCAGCTCCTGCCCTGTCAGTAGGAAGGATCCAGCCGTCAGCGTGATCTGGGGGTTTCTGCGGGTTTCCAGCTCATTCCCCGTCAGGGCACTGGAGCCAGGCAGGCAGACGATGAAGCGTTGACCGACAGCAGCGAGTGGATTGCCGGTCAAGGCCAGGCTGCCTGCGTCTGCGCCAAGCGCAAGGCTCAGCTTGTTCTGAATGCCAAAGCCATCGAAGACCAGAACCCGCGTTTCAGCGTCAAGTGTTCGGTCAAACCTTGCGCCGATGAACTCACTGCCTGTCAGTTCAAACAGGCCCTCTTGCGGCTCGATGAACCTGCTGGCAGTCAGATCGACAGATTCCCCTGCCAGGGTGAATTCACCGGACTCCAGGGCCTGCACAGGCAGGACTGAGGCGGTCAGCTCATGGCCTGTGAGTTGGAACTGGCCGTAGAGGAATGTGGCATCATCACTGCTGCCACCTTGAATGGTGAAGTCTTCCGCCCCAGTGGCAGGCACAGCGCCGCCTGAGACGATGAATGTTGTTGCCTGTGAGCCTGCGCCACCAGCAACAATCAGATCACCATTCTGAATTGCTGTCACGTCAGGTCACACTGAACAGGCCATTCGTGCCGTCAAAATCAAACAGGAAACTCTCGCCTGTATTCAGGGTCAGCGAGCTTCCATAGTCATACCAGGAGATCAGAGGGTTAGTTGCAGACGTGGAGTTATAGACCACGATGTAACGGAATGGTCCAATGGAGCCTGTTGCGGTCAGCGTTACATCAGTAACGACCACCCGGTAAACTCCACTCGTTTGACTCGATGCGGAAATTGGAAGCGTGAGGCCACCAGACGGGTATCCATTTTGGGCCGTAATCTCAATCAGTTGAGAGCGGATTGTATTTGTAGCGACAGGTGCTGTGTTGGTAAGGAGAATCTTCAGCGTGTCGCCAGCAAAGTTATGCTTGCCTTCAAATGCATCCTCCAGTAGGCAGTTAAACTTGTTAAAAGAGGCCATTGAGGGTTAGCGCTGTCTTCACGGCTATTTTAAGGACCGCCCTCAGGACTTCATTAGCCTCGACGTATATTCCAGAAGCTGTTAGTTGTGTAGTTAGTCCAATTCTTTCCGATTTCCGAAATACCGCTGGAGTCTGTTGGGTGATGCACCGCTTCAACCTCAATCACGCCTTGCTCATCAAGTCGCAGGCTTTCAATCTTGTAAGTACGAACCTGAGTACCTGTATTCTTCTTGACAAAGACGATGCCGGTTGGTGATGCTGTCTTTGCTCCAGCGTTTACAGTTAAAGTCGTGTCATAGACATTGCTATCACCCCCTGCCCATGCAGTGACATTGTGAGTACCTGCTGCGAGCAAATCTGGTCTTGTGGTTGACAATGTTCCGTCGCTCAAAACCACGCCATTAGCAAACTCGTCATAGGTTGTGTAGTCAAGAGCAACGCGAATGTAGTCCCCAACTCCTATGCCCGAGGCTAGACCATCAATAGTGGTTGAAAACTTGATCGTGTGCGTAATAAGCCTTCTGACGCGAATCACATAACAAGCAAAGTCAATTGCCTGATTCAGGCTTGTGCAGTATTCACTGAGATCAAAGCTTTCGATGGGATCTTGATCTGACTGGCTGGCCTCCCTGACCAGCACCTCGCGCTCAACCGGGAATGAGGCGGGTGCTGTCAGGCTTGTTGATGTTCTCTCTTGGCGCCATTTGACACTCACCTGAATCGGCTTGCGATCTTCTTCGTCAAGGAATTCCATACTGAAGGAGTCTTTGACGATGTTCCCCGCCGTAAACAGGGCTTTGATTGGGACTGCCGTGTTAAAAATGACCGCAGGAACCAAAGCAAACTTTCCGCTCTTCTGAATAAAGTCGAGAAGATTTGACGCTGCAACTTCAGAAGCCCAATCTCTTAGGTTGACCCGATCTGCAATGACGCCATCGAAGTAGTAATTTCTCGTCTTGCACCATTGGTCTGCAGCAGCAAAGCTGTCGATGTCAATCTGTTGGCGGCTGATGTAGGCCCCGGTCCCAAAACGATTGTTGGTCAGCAGGTCAAAGAGAATGTCTGGAAAAAGGTTGCTTGAACCTGTGGCACCGTTCTCAGACAGAAGTTCCACTTCGCGACCTTTCAGCACATAGGCTGAAAACTGGCTCAACTGACTCCATTCAAGAGTGGAGCGCATTGAAAGCCCAACAAGAGCGATATTGTCATAGTTCGGAGTTGATGCATTGGCAACGGCTTCGCTGACGTAAACAATTTCATGTTCAGGCCCATTCTGAGCACTTGTGGTTATTTCGTCATAGTTGAAAGCCTCTGCCAGCCTGCCCCAAGCATCCGCGTAATTTGTCTCGTCCTGATGTCCGATACCTATGTCTTGGGATCTCTTGGTGGTATTTAACTCAAATACGCTCTTGCTCCGAGAAACAGAATAACCATTGAACCAGATCGTTACCGAACCACCACCCACTGTTCCAGCGGTTAGCCCTGTCGTTAGAGAAACAATGGAATCAGAACCTTTTGTGTTATCAAGAACATAAAGCGTTCCTGACGCATTTCCGCTTCTGATCTCCCAGCCCGTAAGCGGCTCAAACCTAATCTGCCATTGAGCAGTAGATGGCATCTCAAATCTGATGGTATTGAAAACAGGCTGCTGAGTAGAACTCTTGACTCCAATAATAGGGCTTAACGCGCTGTAGTTGCTTGAGCTATTTGCCTGCTTTACGCTCAACCTGAAAAAACTGTATCTGTCCTCTGCAGTGGTGACGACGCCGCTGCTGTAGTTCTCTGTTTTAAGCGTGTCTCCTCTTGCGATAATGTCTCCCTTCTTTGAGCGACCTGCAATATCGTTTGTCTCGCTGTATGTGAGGGTGTCCTTAAAGTTGCATAAGCCTGTGATCCTTATCCCGAGCTGGCTCTTGATTCCAACCTCAATGTTTCTGCATTCCCTGGTCGTCGTTACCTCTCCAAGGGCTATGCGATAAAGGTGTGGACTCTCTGTTGCAACGCGCCGATCTTTCTTGTATTCATCCGCGTCTTCGACTAGGCGGGAGTAATCCACGACATTACCTGTACCGCCTTTGACAATTGAAAACTTTGCCTCAACAGAGCGCCCACTTCCAACTGGATCATTCTCGGCATTGCTGATGAATGGATCCTTGGTGCGATCAATGCAAACGGCGATAGCTGAGCCAATCTTGTAAAGCTCGCCAACTACGATTGCGTCATCCCATGTCTTTTGCCTGGCAGCGATAGACAGCGCTGCATCAGTGGCTTTCTCTTTTCTTTCCTTGGTTTTGCTTACCTTCTTGGTTTCCGACTGACTGTTGCCCCGAATCCTGACGGCAAACTCAGAGTTTTCAGTTGTGACAACCGTAGTCTTGACTTCTCCGTTTTTTGTCTTGGATAGGCTGTAGGTATTGGTAGTAAACCCAAAACTATTTGTACTTGAACTTGAATTCAGTGCATACTCGGAATCCTTTGCTTCAGTCTTTACGTCATTTACCAGCTTGTCTTCACGGTCAACCCTGAAATCAACTTCAAACTCAAACTCAAGCTCTTGGTTGTCATCATCATTGCTATCACTTGTCGTTAGCTTGACCTTGTAAATTACCCGATACTGGCCTTCGCTGGTATTGGCGAGAATTTGATTTGTTGCTTTTGTCGTATTCAGTGTCAGGCTGGCCGTGACGGTATTGCCATTGTTGGCACCTGACACATTCACATTTGCCCAGCTTTCGACTTCTGAATCAGAAATTGCGCTTCCAGTGAACACACCAGATCCGCTCAGCTTCAGGCTGCGCACCCAGATGAACGGATTTTCCTTGACCTTGACTTCCTTATTCCAGCCGCCGTTATTGGTTGCGTTTTCATTGAATGTTGTATTGGCGTCTGATGAGCGATCAAGGATGTAAGTGAACTGATCGCCAATGGAGCCAAAGGATCCAGCAATCACCCCGCTGCGAGTTGAAAAGTATGCCGAATACTTCTTCTTCGCTGCGCGTGCAATTGCATCTTTGTCGATCTTGACCTTAGCATCACCTTTCTTCCCTTCTGGCACAAGCTGCGGAGTGATGGTTGGTCTGACCTGGGGATTTAACCTGTAGACAAAATTGTTGCCCAGCAGGGTGTAAACACCAAAGGTGGTTTGAGAAGTTGGCTTGGAGACGCTGCAGAAATCACTTCCGCTCCGTACTCGGTAGACATTCCCCTGCTCCCACGCACCGGGATCTTTGCTGCCAGGCTTGCCCGCAACACGGTCATCCCTGGTGATCCGCCCTCCGTTCTTGCGGAAGTAGATCGAGAAGCGGGCGTAGTCAACGGCAGCTCCGGTCAGTTCATAGGCCCCCAGGCCGTTGTTCCCCAGCGCGAAGCCCAGCAAGTCCAGCTCGCCAATCCTTCCTTCCCCGAGCATGAAGACGCCACGGAAGAACTGGCCAGCCTTGAAGCTGTGCATGTCAGACCACAGCAGCGGCATCGTGACCCGCACGCCGCCAAACTGGGCGCTCTTGTTGGCATAGACCACTGGGATGACCTCGCCAAGCGTGGCCGTCTCCTGCACGCTGTCGAAGCCCGCAACCGGCGCGAAGCGGCTCTGGCTGGTGATGTTCTGGCCATCCCTTGTCCGCGTCTTCAGGCGGGCAGGCCTGGCGTTCTGGCTTTGCGGCTTGAAGAACGATGCGGCAATGGTCAGGCCGACACTGATCAGCGTTGACGCAATCGAGATGAAGATCAGCGTCTCGATGCCTGCCTGGGGCTTGCCTGGTTCGATGCGAACCCTGGACTCAACCTCTGCCTTGAACCAGCGATATTCCTCCTCTGTCAGACCCAGCATCTGAGCCAGATACAGATCGGCTGGAAGAAGTGGAATCTTTTTCACAAGAGCACCCTGTAGAGCTTCAGGCTGGTGAGGACATCAACCGGAACTGGCAGCACCCCTTTTCTGTGATGTGGAATCAACAAGAAAAGGCGGCCATTGTCATGATCTGGTACGACGATACCAACTCCATATCCAATGGTTTCATCTAGAAAGAGTGTCACGCAATAGGGCTCAGCCTTCTCGATTTGCTGTGTGTGTGCTGCAAATATCTCTGTGATCTGCTCTGCATTCTTTTCCTCTGCCAATTCATAGATGCTCTCTGGCGCAACAGGAAACGTCAGCCCTTGGTTTTCCAGTACCAGCTTTGTGATCTGAACGCAACAGGCGGCCCTTCCCTCTCTTGGATCGGCGCCAACTTCATGGGGTAGACCTACCCAGGCTTTCCAGTCATCCATATCACGATGCAAAGACGGTGCCAGAGGAGGGAATTGACCCGACAAGGTAAGAACTCAACACCCGCTTGGGTATCTGTGATCTTGTGGCATCAAGAGGACTCGACAGAGTGATTGACACTTTTTCGTAGTCCTGTGTTCCGTTGACGCAGCTCCAGATCTCTGTTGAAAGCAACTGTCCTTCTGAGAACCCACCATTTTCAGACTGCGTAAGCGCAACAGTTGACACCCTCACCAGCCTGTAATTGATCACCATCTGAGAAACAATCCCAACAGTGATGTCATTGGGGACAGTGACGAGTGAAGCCCTTGGGGCCTCGCCGCCACGATTACTTACCGTGCCACTGATAATAAATGGTGCGTAGGTATAGGAGTTTCCCTGCCAGCTCCTCGTTTCACCGACAAAGAAGTTCTGATGCCTGGAATTGGCAACCAGATTGCCGCTCTTGTCCTCAAACTGGATGTAGTTGGCAATTGCAATGTTCATCAGAGCCCAAGTCTCCGGCGGGTTTTGACCGAGCCTTGCATTGACTGGAATGCCAATGCCTTCCCGCGTTCGGCTGCCTCCTTGGTAGCAATCCGCAGTTGTTCTGTGGTGACATATTCCACGCCATTGATGACACGCGATTCATAGCGAACATCAATCGGCTTATTGCTGAAGCTATTGAAGTCCATGCCATTCTTCTGCTGCATTGCCGCACGGCTTGCTTCCAGTTGAGCCCTTGTCCTGCCAAACAGGCTTTCGGTGTCATTGCTGGACAGCACATTGCCGCTGCCATCAGGCATGAACAGCTCAGGGCCGCGTTCACCGACGATGTAGGGCTGGCGTGCATTGACCGGCCCGCCATTGGCCCTGAACAGGCCGAACAGGGAGCCGCCAGGGGTGAACATCCCCGTGATGCCACCCACGGCACCAAAGATCCCCGCCAGGCCCATGAGGGTGTTGTAGGTGCCGCCCTCTTGGATCT